ATGACTAACACGCCAGAAGGTAACTTGATAATAGCCAAGATGTTTAAGCAGCTAATGGATTACAACAAAAAGCGTTTAACCTTAATGGGCAAAACTTTAAAGAAAGACAAAAACCTTCTTGGTTTTGAAGAAGCGGCAGACGCAGAACTTGGCGCGTTTTACCAAAGGGCAAAAACCCAAGACGACCTTGACGCGCTTGTTGAAAGCGGAGCCATAAAAGAAGGCGATGTTTTTTATAATGGTCTTGCTGGTGAGTTCCAGATTTTAGGGAGAGACTAAATGGCTTCAAAATACACGCTCTCACCTAAAAAGAAACTTCAGTCTGGCACTGGCCGCACTGGTATGGACATTGCGTCTGATATTGGTCGTGCGGCTGCTCAGGGCATGACGTTTGGCCTCTCAGACGAGATATACGGCGCTTATAAGGCGTTTACGTCTGACAAGTCATACGAAGACGCGGCCAATGAGATACGCGAAGGTTTGGCTAGGTTCAAAGAGACAGACCCAGTCAAAGCATACGGCTTTGAGATATTAGGTTCTTTGTTGACAGGCGGTGCGGGCGCTGCGGCTGCAAAGCTAGGCACAAAAGCTGCTGGAACAATCGGCGGCGGTATTTACGGAGCCGCAACCGGAGAGACCCCAGAGGAAAGAATTGTTGGCGGCGCTATAGGCGCACCGCTTGGTCTGGCGACTGCGGCTGCCGGTCAGGCTATAAGCCCCAAGATAACAGAGGGCGCACGCGCCTTGATGAAAAAAGGCTACCCCCTGACACCCGGTCAGGCTTTGGGCGGCGTAACCAAATCTATTGAAGAAAAAATATCCCTGCCGTTTGCTCAGGAAATGATCCAAGGCCAGCAGAAAAACGTGATGAAGGCGTTTAACCGCGATATGGTCGAAACTGCCGTTGCGCCGATTGGCGCTAAGTTGCCAAAAAACTTAGAGGGCGAAGACTTGGTCGAGGCGGCCTCTGAGGCGGTCGGCGAAGCTTATAGCAAGGTTGTGCCAAAGCTATCAATTGATGCCTCAGGGCTGTCAAATAAGGCGGCAGAGATAGCCGCAAAAAGACAACTTAATCCGGCTGACGCAAAAGAGTTCAACGACATAATAAAGGACTTGGTGCAAAGAAACGTGTCGGGCGGAAAACTGTCGAAAGGAACCCTCAAAGACGTTGAGACAGACCTGACATCTGAGGTGTTCTCAACGGCTAACAAGGGCGGCAAAGAAGGCAGAATTGGCAGAGCTGTAAAAGAGTTTAGAGATGCTTTAAGAGCTGAAATATCTGCTCAAAACCCAGACGTGCCGGATTTGCAAAACATCAACAAAGCCTTTAGCCAAATGCGCCCAATTGAAAAGGCCAAGGAAAGCGCACTGTCAAAGGCGGGCATGTTTGGGCCAACCCAGCTTTTGCGGCAAATGAAAAAGAAGACACCGACCGACCCAATCAAAGCGGCAGCTAGGCAGGCGCGTGAGGTCATTGGCCCAAGCGTGCCATCAAGTGGAACAGCGGAAAGGCAGGCTTTGTCAGACCTTATACGCGATCCACTCGGCACCGGACTTGGCGTGCCAGCGTCAATATTATTAAGTGGCTTATACAAAAACGCGCCGGGTCGTAAGTTGGCAAGAGGTATGATTAAGGCACCGGGCGCGGCACTCAGATACGGAGCGCCAGCAGCAGGCGGCCTACTGTCTCAGCAGGTGCCTTCACCCATCAGCTCCGCCCAAGCTGGCGGCAACATCGTCGGCTATGAGACTGTGACAGATCGTCAGGGCAACCCTGTGACGTTTGCCAAGACATCCGACGGACGTGCGGTGCGCGTGCGCTGATTATATGTTATAAATAGGCATACGCCTTAGGAGAACATAATGGCCAAAAATTCTATCCGCGATTATTCGGCAACGAGTAGCAGCAATACGGATATCCAGTCGGTTGACATCTCTGAAGGATGTAGCCCGGCGGGAATAAATAACGCCATACGAGAAATTATGGCTGACACTGCTGACTTTGTCAGCGGCACCGTTGGCATTGACGTTTTGTCTCTGGCAGATGATGACGCATCAGCCGCGCTCAAGTTCCAAGCCCCTACGTCTGTCACAACGACTGTGACTTTCACGCTGCCTGATGGTGACGGAACAAACGGTCAGTCGCTGATTACTGACGGTTCAGGCACACTGAGTTGGGGTGGCGGTGCGGCGTTTGTGTCTGGAATGGTAATGCCGACTGCAAGCTCAAGTGCGCCTACTGGCTGGTTAATGGCTTATGGTCAGGCTGTTAGCAGAACAACCTATGCTGATTTATTTACTGCAATTGGAACTGTTTATGGCGTCGGTGATGGTTCATCTACGTTTAATCTGCCTGACTTACGAGGCAGGGTAATTGCTGGTCAAGATAATATGGGCGGCTCTGCAGCTAACCGGTTGACATCAGGTTCAACAATCGATGGCTCAACATTAGGAACTGCGGGAGGCGGTCAGACACACACACTCACAACAAGTGAGTTAGCTGCACACAATCACGTTACAAGTGCAACATCTACAGAACACACTGGTGGTGTTGGTAGAAATGTTATGGGTGCTTGGGATTTTGCTGGCAATGATGTTAACCCAAATGCGGGTGGTGGCGCAGCCCACGCAAATGTGCAGCCAACTATCGTTCTCAATTACATTATAAAGACATAGGTATATTATGGCGAAATGGACAATTATTGCCGAAGGAAACCAGATTTACAAAGACGGTGTAAGTTACACTGAGCTTGATACAAGCTGGTTGCCTGAAGGTGTTAGGGCAGTGCAGTCATCAAACGGCACTGAGGCTTTTATAGAATATGACAATCAACAGGTGGGTGCAGCGGTTTCTGAACAAGTGTATGTTGCAGACATAACTCAAGAGAGTTGGTGGTCAAATGTTTCAACGGAATGGAATACAGCAAACGATGCTGCTGAAGCGGATTTAGCAGCGCAAATCGCCGCAGTTGAAGCAAGACAAGGAGGTGGAGACTGATGTCTAAAGATAAACTCACTGACTACGATGCCACCGCATCCAATAACACGGATGTGGGCGGGATATCTGTGGCGGAAGGAATGTTGCCTAGTGGCGTTAATAACGCTATCCGGGAGCAGATGAGCCATCTGAAGGACTTTGCGTCTGGCACGACTGGAATTGACGTTCTGAGCCTCGCTGACGATGACGCAAGCCACTCTATCAAGCTACAAGCCCCAAGCGCGGTGACAGCCGACACCACGTTCACATTGCCGGACGGCGATGGAACCGCAGACCAAGTGCTAAAAACGGATGGGTCAGGTCAGTTAGGATTTGCAGACAGACACTCAAATCCCTCGCTCATAATTAATGGCGGGATGCAGGTGGCGCAAAGGTCTGTCTCAGTAACAGGGAAAACATCTTCCGGTTATTTTACTTGTGACAGATGGAACGTAAACATTGACACTATTGGAACTTGGTCATTTGACCAATCGTCTACAGTACCTTCTGGTGAGGGGTTTGCAACATCTTTAAAGGTCTCTTGCACAGCAGAAGACGCATCCCCTGCGGCTGGAGATTCAATTTTTATTCAACAAAGAATTGAAGGCCAAGACTTACAACACTTAAAAAAAGGCACTTCTAACGCAGAAAGCGTTACCCTTTCTTTTTGGGTTCGTTCGTCAAAGACAGGCACACATATTGTCGAGATTAGAGATGACATTAACACAAGGCACATTGCAAAGTCTTATTCAATAGCTACAGCAAACACTTGGCAATATGTCACTTTAGCTTATGATGGGGACACATCAGGAACACTTACAAACAGCAACATTCGTGCTATTGATTTAAATTTTTGGTTAGGCGCTGGAAATGACTTTACAAGCGGAACTCTTGCAACTTCTTGGGCATCAAGAACGCTTACTAATTCTGCTGTTGGTCAAGTCAATCTCGCAGATAGCTCATCAAACGAATGGTACATCACTGGCGTAAAACTTGAGGTTGGCTCCACAGCAACGGATTTCCAGCACCGCAGCTATGGCGATGAGTTGGCTAGGTGTCAGCGGTATTACGAAAAAATTAATGTTAAGGGGTATTTTAGCGCAGGCGTGGCAGGAAATGCATTAGCCACCTATGGTGCGTCTGTTTCTCTGTCTGTAGCGAAAAGAAGCACACCTACCATTACTTTACCCGCATCTGGCAACTCAATAGGTCAAATAGCTTTTGTAAATGGTACTGCAAATTTTCCAACTACAATAGGAACCAACTCTGTGGCATTTGTTACAACTAATCGTTTTTCGATAAGAGGCACAGGCTATGCTGGTTTGACTACTGGACAGGTTGCGCTTGTGTATGCTGGCGGCACGGTTTCTCTTGAAGCAGATGCGGAGTTGTAAAAATGAATATTACATCAGCACAGTATATCTCAAGCAATATTGATGGCAGCAATCAAGTCATTAAAGCCACCATCAACGGCACTGAAATGTTTGTACCACTAGACCCAGCTAACACAGAGTACGCAGAAATCCAAAGCCAAGTAGCGGCTGGCGATTTGACCATTGAGGAAGCTGATTGATGAACGAGGAAAACAAAGTCATCATTGACGTAGTTGCTGGAACAGGTACTGCCGCCGCATATATGGCGATGGTTCCTGACTTTGTGGCTTTGTTTACCGGCGTGTGGATACTAATTCGCATTTGGGAAACCAAGACCGTGCAATCTGTGATTAAGCGTTTTACTGGCCGTGACAAAAAATGAACGCGCTGATGCTATTCGTTGTGGTGGTTATTCTGCCCAGCGGAGAGCCGAAAGTAGATGCCGGCGTTGTGGCTCAATGCCCAGACACGGAAAGAACCACTAAAATTTACGAGCAGGCAGTCATCCGAGGTGATATACTCGACTGGCGTGCGCGGTGCTATAATACTGGTTTAATGCGCCCCACTTTCACATAAGGAACACTGTCATAGACCCGATCACGATAGGCGCAGCAATTTCTGGGGCGACGGCAGCTTTCAATACGATCAAGCAGATGGTTAACGCTGGCCGCGATCTGGAGAGCTGCATTGGCGACGTGTCTCGCTGGATGAAGGCAGCCAGCGACATTGACCAAGCGGAGAAGCAGGCCAAAAACCCGCCTCTGTTTAAAAAGCTGCAAGGCGCAGACGCAGTCCAAAGTGACGCTTTGCGCGTTTACGCCGCCAAGAAGAAGCTGGAAGCGCAACGCGCCGAGCTGAAGCAATACCTGCAAATGACTTTCGGGCCGCAGGCTTGGGCTGACCTAATTCATCTTGAGGGGCGAATCCGCAAGGAGCGCCAAGAGGCTATTTATAAGCAGCAGGAGATGCGTCAGAAAATCATAGAGGCTATTGCGATTGGCGTGTTAGGCATTGTATCCTTCGGCATATTCTTTTGGGTTATGTGGTTGGCGTCTAAAAATTGAACGAAACAACAACCGGGCTGATTGGCGAATACATCGCGGCGGCTGCCATCTTGGGCTTAGGCTGGCGCGTCTCTATGGCACAACAAGACAGAGTTGATATGGTGGCTTGGTATGGGCAAGATTTTATTCGAGTGCAGGCAAAGACTGCGAGTTTATTGGGCTATAAAGTTGGTCGATCTCCGCGTCACCATTTCCAATTGGGTCACGGCTGTAAAACAAAAAAACTACCGACAAAGGACGATTACGATGTTCTCTGCCTTGTTTCCCCCGATGCCCGTAGGGTCTTGTTCATGCCGGTTACGTCAGTACGGCAATACACTCTGCGCTTGCAGCCGTCGCGCTTCACGCCTGAAGCAGAAAGTGATAGCTGGGATAAAGCGGTTGCGATTGTTATGGAGACGAGGTGATAATGGATATTGAAAAATTAAGAGACGAGCTAATCGCTGACGAGGGTATGAGGCTAGACGTGTACCGCTGCACAGAAAACCATCTTACTATAGGGGTAGGCCACCGTATCATTGAGGGCGACGCAGAACACGGAAAGCCAGAGGGCTTTACTATTACTGAGCGCCGCATGAAGCAGCTATTTGATTTGGATATAGCTATTGTGCGCGAGGATTGTCACCGGCTTTATGAGGACTTTGCTGACCTGCCCGAAGAAGCGCAGCGCATCATTGCCAACATGATGTTTAATATGGGCTTGCCAACTATGAAAAAATTTAAAGGCATGAAACGCTGCGTTGATGCGCGTGATTTTTCTGGGGCTGCATTAGAGATGCTCGACAGTAAATGGGCGCGTCAACTCCCCAATCGCTCGGAGAGGCTGGTCAAACGCATGAGGGCGCTGGCTGATGACTAAAAACGCAGCGACAAGATTGAATGAGGCCAGCGAGGTTACTATCCCGCTGAGAAACCTAATCAGCATGATTGCGTTTACCGCCGTCAGCGTGTGGGTTTATTTTGGTTTAACCGAGCGCATCAGTTTTCTTGAGCATAATCTTGAACTAACAATGCAGGAAGTTGAAGAAAACGACAATTGGATAGATGAGTTTGAGCCACCAAAGTCTGTGCAGGATACGGTCAAGCGGGTGCATGATTTAGAGATTGAAATAGAAAAACTTAAACTGATGTTGAGGGTAAAATAATGTTAGCAGTTTTAGGAAAAATACTAGGCTCTGGCGATGTAATCAGCCAAGGCATGAAGCTGATTGACGACATGCACACCTCTGATGAGGAAGCCATTGCGGCTAAAAGCAAAGCCAAGATTGATCTGATGTCAGCCTATGCCCCATTTAAAATTGCCCAACGCTACCTTGCCCTAATGTTTGGGGCTACGTTTCTGGGCAGCTACATGCTGGTGCTTGGCATGACCATAACCGGACGTGGCGACCCAGACTCAGTAACAAAAGTGATGGAACAGTTCACGATCAATTATGCAATGCTGATTATTTTAGGATTTTATTTTGGCGGCGGTGTCGTTGAGAGCATCCAGCAGCGACCCAAAAAATAAGGGGGCAAACGCCCCCTCACCTCACTTATAAAGGTACTGATAGTCAAATCTATCGGCGGTCTGCATATCCTCAAAAACTACGTTGTAGCTTTCATCGTCGATGCGCTCAACCCGCCTGACCATAGCCGTGACTGTCCTGCCACTTGGGCCAGTCACGCTGACTAGGTCGTCGGGTTTTAGGTGTTCTGTTTGCATTTAGCCCCCCAGCTTTGCTTTTGTTGGGCGCTTTAAAAACCCAAACTTCTGATCGTCATTGCTTGGCGTGATTGCCGCAGTAAATGAGACGCGCTTGCCCTTCAGCTCTTGGCCGGTGACAAACTGGCCGTCTTCCTCGGCTGGCTCATGCAATTTTGATGGGATTGAACCCCAAACCTTAAAGCCGCTATCGTCACGCACCAGCATCTTCCACTGCATACCAAAAGAAGTGTCGCGAATGTCAGTCGAAATAATAACGCCAGTCACCTCAACGCGGCCCTCTGGGCAATCTGCTGCGGCTTCCCACTCAGCGGTGCGCTCGGCTTCGCGCTTTTCTTCGCGTGCCATAACCTTGCGAACGGCAGCCTCTTGGTTTTCTGTCAGCCTGCCCCACTCATGCAGAGCGTCGCGCATGTTGGCGATAAACTCACTGCCGCCACCAAGTACAAAACGCTCGATTTCCTTGCGTGTCTCGTCCTCAGCAATCCAACGCTTATTGCGCCCGATAGACGCGTTGGCCTTGATGCTTGCCTCACGTCCGGCTTCCCAAGCTGTCTGGTTCATAATGAAAGTCATATCAATCTCCCTTGTTACCCTATGAATATAAGATGATATCACTTTAATATCAACCCCTGTCGAGCAAAAAAAGACCCCGCCCAAGGGCGAGGCCGATATTCGTTATAAGAGCTTAAACGCTCTGGCTCGACCAGCTACCTTCTCAGCCGCGCCACGCTCGACTAGGCCGGTCATCAGCCGGTGTATCTGGCTAAAGCTCTTGCCGGTCTTCTGCGACAGCTCATTGATGGTCGGAGTGTAGCCGTAACGGCGGGTCATGCGGTCAATCAGAATCCGCAGTTCCGCCTGCTTCTTTGTCAGCGGCACATCAATCATCCTTTGACTCCTTTATCGTTAACGTGCCTTGGCGTGCAATCCGTGCGGGCTTGGCCGGTGTCGTCTTTGCCGGTTGTGCCTTGAAGTTACGCATAGGCCACTTAACGTAATAAGCGCGGTTGCCGACCATCCCGACCGCCTCATCGTGGCTGCCCAGACGTTCTTTCAGCATAGCCTCAGCTTCGTCTATGTCGCCCTCAGCGGCTCGCTTGGCGTCCTTGGCATTGACCAACTGAGCCAGCCAGTCGTTGTCTTCACCCTCAAGCGTGATTGGCGGCGCACCATCATCGACACGCGGGTAGGCGGTATTGCCGTCAGAGCTGGACTGAATCGGATACCAGTCAACGTCAAACTTGCGTCGCTCGAACTCCTCGATTTCGTCGGTGATGCGCGACTGCACCGCAGCGTTTGCCTGATACAAGAAGATGCGTAGCTCCACACCGCCGTACAAGACGCATACAGCGCCCCAAGTTAGTTTGGTTGCCATCAATTGCCCGTGGAGTTGCAGCGGCCCCCTGTGAGGCGCTGGCCGGTCTTCGGGCTTACTGCTGGTGAGCTTGCTCTCCAAGACGCCCACGCCGTCAACCCAGACAGGGCCATCAACGCAGTAGATGCCCTTGGCCGGATCGGTGGTGACTTCATGCCCCAGCCCGCCATCACCGGTGCCGTCAAGCGACACGGCAAATGGTAGCGTGTCGTGAAAGATGGCATCGTGTTCCAGCTTCAGGTCGGTCAGGTTTAGCCGTTCAGCGGCGGTGGTCAGGATGGCGCCCTCAAGGGCATCACCCCAATCGCAAGCCTCATTGCCGTTGAATGGGTCGGGGTCAGGCTTGCCTTCGATTGCGGCTAGTGCCTTAGCAAGCTGATCGTTGGGCGTTTTGTACGGCGACATATTCATAATCACCGGCAATACTGATGCCGTAATAATGTCGTCGGGGGTTTTCTTTCCTACCATTAGTTAGTCTCCCATTTGTTAGATTTACGCAGGTTTTCTTCAGCCGTGATTACCTGCAAATTCCACGGCACATGAAGGCCGCAAATATTTTCGCCTTGCAGCGGAATGATGTGGTCGACGTGATGCAAGACGCCAATCTTGTTAGTAAGCATTTGCGCTTTCTCATAAAAAGGCTTTATAAGTTCGTAACTGATACAAGAAGGCTTTGCCACGCGAACACGTTTCCGTCGAACAGCGGTATTAACTCGCACTTTGTCAGCATTTTTTTGCTTCCAAGCCTTGGAAACAGCGTTGCGCTTTTCAATGGTATTTAAGCGCCACTTTTTCGCTTTCTTTGCTCTCGCGGCTTTTTGTTCTGGCGTTTGTTTTGCCCTATATTCAACATATTTATGCAAATTGTTTTCATACCAACGCTTATTTTTAGCAGCTACCGCAGCCTCATTCCTTTGAGCGTATTCACGCTGTACGGCGTTTCTTTTTTCGGGATTGTTTTTTTTCCATTCTTTGTCCCGATCCTTACCGCACTCAACGCAATGATAGCTTGATACATAGCGATCACACACATGACCGCGCTTACAAGGCTTGCCAGTGAAGTATCGCCCCAACCCCCGCGCTTTAGCGTCTTCAAATGTGATAACTTCCATCATCCTGCACCCCCAAAGCGAGCCATCAGCGCCCACATGTTATATTCAGTAGTCACGGCGTTTGTGCAAAACGCCAGCCCAAATGCCATTAGCAACAGCATACCGATT